AGGAGGTTCAGACGCCGCAGCGCCGCGAGCACGCGGATCACGGCGCCGCGCTCGCCGCAAGTCTCAGGCAACTCGATGAGCTCGATGCCGAAATCGAGGCAGAGCGCGCGCGCACGGACGACCCGCTCGACGAGAGCAGCTGGATCAAGGCGAATCCCAACTACGGCATCAGCGTCGACCCGGAGGACATGCGCCGCGCCGCGGCGATCGCGCGGGTGCAGGCCTCGGCGTTGAATGAGTTTCTGACGAAGCGGCTCGACGTGTGGGTCAACGCCGACGCCTCTTGGATGAACATGCTGGCGTGGGACGCGTGCGGCGAGCGCTCGCTCAGGCTCGAGGACTTCGCCGGCGAACCGTGCGTCGTGGCGCTGGATGCCGCCTTCAAGCGCGACCTGTTTGCCAAGGTGCGCGTGTTCGTGCGCGGCAACGTCGTCTACGCGTTCGGGAAATACTACGCGCCGCAGGCCCTGCTCGAGAGCAAGGGCAACGAGCAGCTGCTCGGCTGGTCGCGGGAGGGCTGGATCCGCGCCACGCCCGGCGAGGTGCTCGATATCGAGGCGGTGCGCGAGGACCTGATCGAGGACAGCACGCGCTTCCAGGTGCAGGAGGTGCCCTACGACCCGGCGCAGCTCACGCAGTTCGCCACGGAGATGCTGCAGAAGGGCATCCCGATGGTGGAGATCCGGCCCACGGTGCTGAACTTTTCGCCGGCGATGAAGGAGCTCGACGAGCTGGTGGCCGCGCGGCGCTTCGTGCACGCCGGCGACCCGGTGCTGGCGTGGGCGATCTCCAACGTGGTGTGCCATCGCGACGCGAAGGACAACATCTACCCACGCAAAGAGCGCGCGGAGACGAAGATCGACCCGGCCATCGCGCTGATTATGGCCATTGCGCGGGCGGTGTGCGCCGGCGGCGTGCTCAAGGCGAGCGTGTATGAGGAACGTGGCGTCCTGGCGGTCTAGCGAAGCTCATGCGCCTCTGGAAAACGCTCACCGGCTGGCTGCAGAAGAGCGCCGGGCCGGACTGGGGCACGCTGGAGCGTTACCTCGCCTGGGCATTCGGCAGCGGCGCGAGCGCCTCGGGCATCATCGTCAACCCGCAGACGGCGCTGCAAGCCGCAGCGGTGTATGCGTGCGTGAAGGTGCTGGCCGAATCGGTGGGCATGTTGCCCTGCAACCTCTACGAGGAGACGGCGCAGGGCGCGAAACGGCCGGCGACGAGCCATCCGCTTTATCCCCTGCTGCGCGACCAGCCCAACGAGTGGCAAAGCTCGATCGAGTTCATGGAAATGGTGGTGCTGCACATGTGCTTGCGCGGCAACGCCTACAGCTATGTGAACCGTTCGCGCGCTGGCGACGTCGTGGAGCTGCTGCCGCTGCACCCAGACATGGTGCGCACGCAGATGGGCGCGGACTTTCGGCTGACCTACCAGGTGACGATGCCGGACGGGGGCTTCAAGGAGTTCGCGCCCGGGGAGCTGATGCACATCCGGGGCTTAAGCATCAACGGCTGGCTGGGCATCAGCCCGATCGCCTACGCGCGGGAGAGCATCGGGCTCGCGCTGGCGACCGAGAAGTTCGGCGGGCAGCTGTTCCGTAACGGCGCCAAGGTGAGCGGCGTGCTCGAGCATCCAGGCAAGCTGAGCGACGATGCGTCGAAGCGCCTGCGTTCGACTTTCGACGAGGCGTTCAGCGGCGAGAACGTGCACAAGACGGCGATCCTGGAGGAAGGGCTCAAGTACTCGAAAATCTCCATGACCGGCGAAGATGCGCAGTTCTTGGAGACGCGCAAATACCAGCGCAGCGAGATCGCGGCCATTTTCCGGGTGCCGCCGCACCTGATCGGCGACCTGGAAAACGCCACGTTCAGCAACATCGAGCAGCAGGGCCTGGAGTTCGTGAATTACTCGCTGATGGCGTGGCTGGTGCGCATCGAAAAGGCCATCAAACGCGATTTGCTGCGGCCCGACGAGCGCAAGAGCCTGCATGTGCGCTTCAACGTGGCGGCGTTGCTGCGCGGCGACGCCATGGCGCGTTCGAGCTACTACCACAACGGCATCCTGGACGGCTGGATGACGCGCAACGAGGCGCGCGAGGCCGAATCCGACCTGGGCATCGTGTTCAATCCGCTGGAGGGCCTCGACGAGCCGATGATGCCGCTGAACATGGGCGAAGTTGGCGAGGAAACCGAGCAGCCAGGCGCCGGGGAAGGCGAAGGGCAGGGCGACGGCGACGATGCCGGCGAGGGTGCCGGCCAACCAGGTGGCAAGCGCCGCGGTTTGGCCGCCGTGAAGGGCCGCGGCGACGTGGTGCACCTGGCCGACGCGCTCAGCATCGACGCGCGGCTGCGCACTGTCGAGCGGCTGCTCGAAGCGAGCAAAGCGCAGCGCGGGGATGGCGCGTCCGCCGGGCCGCAGGTGGTGTTCTCCGAGGGCGCGGTGCAAGTGAACCTCGAGCAGACCCTGCCCGCGCCGGTGGGCACGGTCACGCAGGTGACGGCGCGCGACGCCGACGGGCGCATCCTCGCCAAGCGCGATCGCCACATCTACGGGGGCAACGCGTGACGATTCTGGTGCCCAACAACGGCGAGGGCGACGCGCTGTCGGCCTTCGTGAACAAGTCGACGCTGAGCGACCTGATCTTGCGCGTGTTCAAGAACAACATCACGCCCAGCGAGACGGACACGGCGGCGACCTACACCGAGGCGGACTTCTCGGGGTACGCCGCAGCCACGCTCACCGGCGCGAGCTGGACGATCAGCGAGGGCGCGCCGAGCCAGGCAAGCTATGCGCAGCAGACGTTCACGCGCAATGCCACCGGCGCCGCGCAGACCGTGTATGGGATCTACATGACGCGCTCCAGCGGCGGGCGCATCGCGCTGGCCGAGCTCGACCCGGCCGGGCCATTCACGCTTACCAACAACGGCGACGTGTACAAGTACACGCCGCAGGTCACCGCAGACTGAGCCCGCCTATGGCCCTCGCTCCCATGATGCTGCGCCCCGGCAAGTGGATGGTCTACCGGGGCAAGCGCGGCATTCTGCACCTGCCCTGGCTCGAGGTGCGCGACCCGGCGACCGGCGCCCTGCTCAAGCGCGACCCGACCATGGTGCAGTTTCACGTGGTGGCCGACGACCGCACGACCGCGGAACGGCTCACCGTCGAGCTGGGCGAGTTCGTGGAGAACGCGCGTGCGGCGGGGCTGCTCGAGATCCCGGAAGCCAGCCGGCCCACCGCCGAGCAGGGCGCAACGTTGGGTTACTTCTGAGGCTGGCGACCCATGGCTGGAGCACTTTTCGCGGATCGCGTCAAGGACACGTCCACCACCGCGGGCACGGGCACGTATACGCTCAGCGGCACAGCGCCCAGCGGCTACCAGTCCTTCAATGCAGGCGTCGGCGATGGCAACTCCTGCTACTACGTCGCTACGGACGGCACCGACTGGGAGGTCGGCGTCGGCACTTACACCGACGCCGCCAAGACCTTAACGCGCGACAGTATTCTGCAATCGTCCAACGGCGATGCGGCGGTCAACTGGGGCGCCGGCAGCCGCACGATCTTTGCGGATTTGCCGGCGGATGCGCTGTTCGGGCTCTCGGCGCACGTCTACCAGCCGGCGCAGAGCATGCGCCTGCCGGAATATGGCGAGTTTCATACCGGCGGCAACGTGCTCACGCTCAATTCCGGCGTGGTGATCACTTGCCCGACTGGCGCGGTGATCGACACCACCCTGCAGGTGGACACGCCGTCACTGGACGCGGTGCCCACTACGCCAGGCTCATCCTTCACCGTGCCGGAAAGGTCCAGCATGGTCTTCCCAGATGACCTGACGCTCATTTCCGGCGTTGTGATGACGCTGGCGCGCGGCGCGACGGTTGCTCTGATCTAGAGGAAGCCAATGTCAGGCGTCAAGTTCACCAAGGTTGCCCAGCCCAGCAACCCGTCCAGCGGCCAGGCGCAGGTGTTCTACAACAGCGCGGACAGCAAGCTGTCCGCGGTGGACGAGTCCGGCAATGTGCTGCAGCTCGGCGGATTCGCCACCAAGGATTACCGCCTGGTGCGCGTGCTGACATACACCTCGGGCAACAACACCTACACGCCGACCGTCGGCACTAAGGCGCTGTATGTCGAGGGCATCGCCGGCGGCGCGCAGGGTGGCGGTGCGGCCACTTCGTCGTCGCAGGCCTCAGTGGGCGGCGGCGGCGGCGCTGGCGCCTATTCGGCGGTTTGGCTCACCGGCGCGGCAGTGACCGGCGAAGCCAACTTTGCCGCCAACGTGGGCGCGGCCGGCTCCGGCGCTGCGGCTGGCGCCACGGGCAACAGTGGCAGCGATACGGTATTCACCGGCAATACCACCGTGACCAACCGGCTGACGGCGAAAGGTGGCACGGGCGGGGCGGCACTGGCGGCGGGCACGTCCGTAGTCGATCAGGTTGGCGGCGCCGGTGGCGTCGCATCGAGCGGCACCGGCGACACCAAGATCGACGGCCAAGCCGGTGGCACCGGCGCGCGCTACTCCGGCACGCAAGCCGTATCGGGTGACGGCGGCAATTCCGTGTTTGGAGGCGGCGGCCGTGCCCGCGTAGCAGTCAGCGGCGGCGTCGCCGGCAGTGCGCCGGCGGCCAGCGCATACGGCGCCGGCGGTTCCGGCGCCGCTACGACGACCACGGCGCAGGCCGGCGGCGCGGGCATCGGCGGCTGGCTTCGGATCTGGGAATTCGCGTAGGCCGGGCACTATGACGCTGGGCTTCCTGCCGCTATCCGCCGGTGCGGTTTCCGACCTGCCATCGGACAGCGGCACCCGCAGCTGGTCCGGTTCGGGCGGCCTCACGCTGGCCGGCGCCGGCGCCGCGCTGCGCGAGCACCCGTGGGTGGGCAGCGGCGGGATCCAATGGGCCGGCGCGGGCGTGCTGCTGCGCGTCCACGTGGCGGTTGGCAGTGGCGGCGCGCAATTGGGCGGTGCTGGGACGCTGCTGCGCACGCACGTATGGACGGCTGGCGGCGGCGTGCAATTCGCCGGCGCCGGTGCGGCGCTGCGCACGCATGTGTGGACGGGCGCTGCTGGCATGCAGTTCGCCGGTGCCGGTGCAGCTACGCGCGAGCACGTCTGGACGGCCGCGAGCGGCGCGCAATTCGCTGGCGCGGGTACATTCGATCGCTATGCCGCGCCGGCCACGCGCGAATGGTCTGGCAGCGGCGGTGCACAGCTTGGCGGCACGGGTGAGTTCGCGCGCCAGCAGCTTGCCTCTCGCACCGTCTACGGCGGTGGCGGCGCAGCGCCGCGCTACGTCGCGCCACGGCGCGCGCGCGCGTGGGTTGGCTTCGGCAGCCTCGCATTCGGCGGTGGCGGCGCGTTCGCTCGGGAGAGCGCGACCGACCGCACCGCGGACCGTGAGGCTGCCCGAGCCGACCTGGCAATGGACCTGGCCGCGCACGCGCGGGCCTGGGAACGTTTCCGCGCCGGGCTGGTGCGCGACGACGAGGAACTGCTGCTCGAGCTCGGTTAGCGGCGCAACGAAGGACAGGAGGAACGCATGCCGTCGATTGACAGTACCGGCAAGATGATGTCCACGCCCGTGGAAAGCTGCGCGCTTTCCATTGCCTACAACGCGGACGGCACGGTCAACACGATCACGGCCACCGATCCCACCAATTCGGCCACCTATGTGCAGACGTTCACCTATACGGCGGGCGCGCCCACGGCCATCAGCGGATGGGTGAAGCAATGAACCTGAGCGCGATTCTCGCCTGGGTCCTGGCGCTGTTCCGCCAGGGCGAAAAGGCCGTCGCCAGCGCTTCGGCGGCGGTGATGGTCAATGGCAACACGATTTTCACGATCGCCGGCGGCCCGATCCAGATCGTCGACCTGATGTCGGTGTGCGTGACGCCCAACGACGCCACGGCGTCGACGGTGCAATACCAATCGGCGCCGACGGTCGGATCGGCTGCCACCATTTCCGGGGCCTCGGCGACGCTGGCCAACGCCACCGCGGGCACCACGGTGCGATTGCTGCCCACGGCGCTGAGCACGGCGCCGACCGTCGTGGCCGCGTCGAGCGGCGGCGTGCAGCTTGGCTCGACGTCGGCCAATGCCATCGACGTGCAGGCCGGCACGCTCAAGCTGGTGATCGGCGTGGGCTCGACCACCGGCACGTGGAAGCACTATCTGCGCTATCGGCCGCTGGCGCCGGGCGTGACGGTGAGCTGAACGAGCGATCAAGGAGCACAGGCCATGTCGGTAATCCTGAACGGTGCCGGTGAAAAGCACGCGCGCTCGCTGATCTCGGCGGGCAAGGTCGATCGCGAGTCGTCGTGGTCGCTGAGCGCAGACGAGGAAAACGCACTGCTGGGCGACAACGACTGGAGCGCCTATTCGCGCTGGTTCCTGGGCGTGGACGCGGGCGAGAACAACGAGACCAAGGCGCATTACAAATACCCGTTCGGCAAGGCCGGCAAGGTGTACCGGGCGGCGCTGATCGCCATCCGCCAGCGCGCCAGCCAGCAGGATGCCACGGGCATCTACGAGGCAGCCGGCAAGCTCATCGAGCAGATCGACGGCAAGGCGGCGCGGCCCTCGGCGCTGGCGCACAAGTCGCTGGATTGCGGCTTCCAGATCAAGAAACTGTCCGAGCAGGGACAATTTTCCGGCTACGGCAGCGTGTACGACACACTGGACGACGGCGGCGACATCATCCAGGCGGGCGCCTTCTCCGATAGCTTGGACGAGTGGGATTCGAAGGGCCGCATGCCCGCCATGCTTTGGCAGCACAATTCCCGGGAGCCGATGGGCGCGTATACGGCCATCCGCGAGGACAGCAAGGGCCTGATGGTCGAGGGGCGGCTGGCGCTCAAGACGCAGCGCGGCGCCGAGGCCTACGAGCTCATGCAGATGGGCGCCATTTCCGGGCTGTCGATCGGCTACGTGGTGCGGGACGATTCGTTCGATCAGAAGAACGGCGTGCGCACCATCAAGCGCGCGGACCTGTGGGAGGTGTCGCTAGTCACCTTCCCGATGAACGACGCGGCGCGCGTGTCGATGGTCAAGGGCATCGGGCTGATTCACGATCTCAAGAGCGCGGAGCGCTTCCTGCGGGATGCAGGCGGCCTGTCGCGCTCGGAGGCTACCGCGTTCGTCGCGCGGGTGAAGGGTCTGGCACAGAGGGAGTCTGGAGCGGACGGCGACGTGCAGGAAGTGATCGCGGCCTTGAGCCGCAGGAGCGAGCTGCTCAGAGGTTGAGCGGCGGCGCGTATCTATCCCAACCGGCCCGCGTGAGCGGGTTTTTCATTTTCGGAGCTGATGATGCAACGAAGCAGACTCATCACAACGGTGCTAATCGCGCTGGGCGCGGCGGTCGCCCTGGCGCTGATGTTTGAACCGCAAGCCGCGATCGCGGCTGGCCAACATCTGGCGGCCCATCCAGAGTATTGCCTCGGGGCCCTGATGCTTGGCGAGGTCGGCGATCTCAAAGAGGTGCTGAAAGCGATCGAGGCGAGCAATACGGCATTCGAGGAGTTCAAGCGGCTCAACGACAAGCGCCTGGTGCTGATCGAGAAGGGCCAGGGCGGCGACGGCGACTTGAAGGCGCAGATGGACAAAGCCTTCAAGGACATGGCCGAGCAGAAGCGCACCATCGAGGCGCTGGAGGCCAAGCTGCGCCGGCCGCACCTGGGCGGCGACGGCAAGCCCGTGGACGAGGCGGCCGAGGAACACCGCAAGCTGTTCAAGGGCTACATGACCAAGGGCAAGGGCTACGACGAGGACCCGCTGCAGTACATGAGCGGGCTGGCGGTGAAGTCCCTGGGCATCAGCTCGGGCCCGGACGGCGGCTTCGCGGTGCCCAAGGTGATCGACGGCATGATCGACGCCGTGGCGGTGAACGTGAGCCCCATCCGCCAGATCGCCTCGGTGGTGCAGATCAGCACGCCGGATTATCACAAGCTGGTCGACAAGCGCGGAACGTCCTCGGGATGGGTGGGTGAGACCGCCGCGCGGGCCGCGACCAACACGCCGCAGCTCGAGGACATCAACCCGCCGATGGGCGAGCTGTATGCCAACCCGCAGGCCACGCAGCAGATGCTGGACGACGTGTTTTTCAATGCCGAGCAGTGGCTGGCGGATTCGGTGGGCCTGGAGTTCGCCCGCGCGGAGGGCGCGGCGTTCGTGTCCGGCACCGGCGTGGTGCAGCCCAAGGGCTTCACGACCTATTCCGTGGCGGCCACCGCGGACGCGACGAGGGCGTTCGGCACGCTCGAATACCTGGCCACCGGCGCGAGCGGCGCATTCAAGACGCTCAGCAGCACCGTGAATCCGGCCGATGACCTCTACACGCTGGTGTCCAAGCTCAAGAAGGCCTATCGGACCGGCGCCCAGTGGGTGATGAACAAGAGCACGCTGTTCGCCGTGATGGCGTTCAAGGACTATCAGGGCCGCTATGTGTTCAGCCCGACGACTGCGCCAGGCGTGAACGACACCATCCTGGGGTACCCAGTGCAAGAGGCCGAAGACATGGCCGACTACACCACGGCCAGCGCCTACGCCATAGCCTTCGGCAACTTCAAGCTGGGCTACCTGATCGTCGATCGCGTCGGCACCCGGGTGATCCGCGACCCGTTCAGCAACAAGCCTTACGTCGGCTTCTACACGACCCGGCGCGTGGGCGGCGGCTGCACCAACACGGAAGCGATCAAGCTGCTCAAGTTCTACACGAGCTGACGGGCGCCTCAAGCGCGGTTCCAGGTAGCTAAATCGGCACTTCTGGTAAGGAGGGGCAAGACATGAAAGACCTACACAACATCGCGCGCACCGCGGTGGCCATCCAGCCTGTCGCGGTGGGCACCACCGGCACCGGCCAAACGGGCAAGATTATCGACACTGCCGGCTATGGCGGCATCGAGTTTTTGCTCGCCTACGGCACCATCACCGCCACCAACGCGGTGTTTACCGTGGTGCTCAAGGAGGGCGATGTCACCGGCACCATGACGTCCGTGGCCGACGCCGACATGCTCGGCACGGAGCTGCTGGCCGGCGTGGCGGCGGCGGCCTCGCGCACCAGCGGCGTGAGCAAGAACGTGACCAAGCGCCTGGGCTACAAGGGCGCGAGGCGGTACGCGCAGCTAGGGATCTCCAGCACGGTTACCGCCGGCACGCTGATCACGGCCATCGCGCTGCTGCACTCGCCGGCCATCGCGCCCACGACGAACCCCTAATGCGCGAAGGCGAACGCCAGGTCGCGCCGACCCTCGACGGGATCCGGCGCGACCACGTCGCCCGCTACGAGTGGGCGGCGAAGATGTTGCCGGCAGGCTCGACGGTGCTCGACGTCGGTTGCGGCGTGGGATACGGGACGGACCTGCTGGCGCGTGCCGGGCTCACGGCCGTGGGGCTGGACATATCCGACGAGGCCATCGTTTATGCCCGCAAGCACTATGGCCGCGCCGGCGCGGCGTTCCACGTGGAAGACGTGAGCCGCGGCCTGGTGCCAATTGGGAACGTCGACGCGGCCGTGTGTTTCGAGGTAATCGAGCACCTCTACGACCCGCGCCCGATGCTGCGCGCGTTGCGCCAAAGCGCGCGCCTGCTGCTCGCCAGCGTGCCGAATCAGGATGTCATGCCCTACGCGGGCCAGGCGTTCCACTATCGGCATTACACGCGCCGCCAATTCGAGGCACTGCTGCGCGAATGTGGCTGGCAGACGAGCCTGGTGCTCGGTCAGGCGGGGCGCGAATCCGAAGTCGAGCCCGACATCTCGGGGAGAACGATTGTAATGTTTGCAGAACATGCGCTGATCGTCGCGGAGACGCCGGCGGAAAGGCGCCCGGAACCGGCGCAAGCCGAGAAACCGCGCCCGCAGCACGTGACCATCGTCGGCATGGGACCGTCGGCGGCACAGTACCTGCACATCTGCCGAGGCCTGGGCGGGCGGCACCGCTATTGCGATGAAACCTGGACCATCAACGCGCTGGGCGACGTGTTCGCCTGCGATCGCGTGTTCCACATGGACGACGTGCGCATCCAGGAAATCCGCGCCGCCGCGGCGCCGGAAAGCAACATCGCGGCCATGCTGGCGTGGATGAAAACCCACCCGGGCCCGATCATCACCAGCCGCAGCCACAGCGACTATCCCGGCCTGGTGGAGTTTCCGCTGGCCGAGGTGGTCGACGCCTGCCCCAACGGCTACTTCAACAGCACGGCAGCCTACGCGATCGCCTACGCCATCTGGCTGCGCGTCGAGAAGATCACCGTGTTCGGCTTCGATTTCACGTACCCGGACGCGCACCACGCCGAGAAGGGCCGCGCGTGCG